ATCGCTTCCGAAACGAAACGTCGATTGCCTTTTGAAGGTCGCCCTCGGTCAGCTCGTCAATGCGGATGTTCCCGCAGGTCGGCAGGATATAGCAGTCCCCGTAACGCTGGCATTGCGTAACATAGGATGTGCCACAGGTGAGCTTCAGCTCTTCCACCCACTCTGAATAAA